TATGTTGAATAGGGTTAACCAAGATTCCCGTTCATCAAATATCAAGAAAACCACCCTTCATGAAATAAAGTTACAATAAGAATAAAACGAGTTTTAGGTGGTAATATTGGCATAATGGATTTCGATTTGAGAAAGATCGAAACCAGCTCGCATAGCGAGCAAATGGATTCATATGAAATCCAAGATAAAGAATTCCGAAGAGAATCCTTTAAAAGAGGCATTAAGTCTCGTAAAATACAGAAAAGTAGAGACAAAGTTCTTTACAAACGTGGCAGCAAGAGTAATAATGAACAGAAAATGCAGCCACATTTAGGAGTAGAATTGCGCAATTATTTTACTCCATCTTTAAGTCGCATTGCCGCACTTGGAGGAATTGATCTCACTGACGAAATTGTTAGAGAGGTTGAAGGGTTGACAGCCCTTTTGGTCGTGTTGTCTGGATCTAAAGATTATATGACTATGTCAGCTGGGTTATTTCTATATGTACGAGAGAAATTTCCCAAATCCATGAGCGGATGTGTTATTGGGTACATCCGTGATGCACTTGAGAATGACTTTTTCTCGCAATCTGGCACAGAAAATGCCACCAACACTAGTGATGCGAGCAAGAATGAATGGATTCAATTTATTAAAGATGTTAAAGAGAATTGGACCTTATGCAAAGGTAATAGGTTGTTTGGACAATTTTCCAAAATTTTTGGCCTTTTGGTAACATTTGGTTTGTGTAATGCAGATAATGTTACGTTTGATATTAAGGGCTATAAGTTAATTGAACCTGATCTTCGCGTTATACATGGAGATGCTCAGGATATAATTTCTGCATGTTGTGACACAGTCGTATTTTGGGTCGAATCGTGTTATGCAGCATGGAAAACAAAGAGTTTTACTCCTTTTTTAATTGGTAACACAGATGCTTCAAATTTGGATATGGAGTACCATGAACTTGTTCGTTTTTGGGAACTCGCACGTAACGGAAATTTGTTAGGTATGCATGGGGTTACTGATGCCGAATTTGTTTCACGCCTTGAAAATATGGCAACCAAGTTGCGCAGAGTTATACCTACATTGCGTGGACTTGACAAGCAGGTCGTTGAGAGGAAGTTCAGTAACATTCTTTCTATTATTAATGATCATTCTATCTCTAAGATGGCGGCGGGCTATAGGCGTGCCCCATTTGCTATAGAATTCTTTGGACCTAGTAGTCAAGGCAAAACTTTTTGTGCCGAACAAGTGACTGCGGCATTATTTGCTTCAGCTGGTATTGAC